GTCGTCCCCCGGGTGTCCGGTGTCGGCCGGCGGGTTGCTCCACTTGAAGCGCTTCCCGTTTTTCCGGGCGTGGGAATCCCGCACGCGATCGTCCCCGGTGGTCCGCCAGATGTATTCGGTGACCCCTATCTGTGTCTGCCGGGCCTGGGTGAGATTCCCGTTCAGCTTGCTCACCTGGTCCCGGGCGATGAGGGCCGCGCGGCTGCGCGAGACCCCGAAGCGCTCCATGATCTTCGCCTGGATCTCCTCGTGACGCTGGCCGGTGCGCAGGCCCCGCAGGGTCCACCGCTCCACGTCGTCGATGGCCTGGCCCTTGAGGGTGGTGATGAGCGATGCGTTCTCCTCCGTCCATGCGACCAGCTCGTCACGCAGCCAGGGCTCGGCCTGCACGAGATCGAAGCCAAGGACCGCCTGCATGGTCTTGTACCATTGGGTCTTATTCCAAGTGGCGATCTCGCTGGCCGCTTCTTGGATCGCCCGGCGGGATGGCTGGTCCTGCTCCTGCAGGCTGATGCGGAAGCTCGCGAGGAGCTGGGCGGTGGCGTCGGGCCATGCATCCGCGCGGTCGCGCGCGGGCTTCTGCGCGCCCGCCTCACGCGCGAGCGAGGGCAGGCGCGGAGCCACCACCTTCTCGTAGGCGGCCTGCACCCGTTCCACCACGGCCTCGATGGCCCTGGCGTATCGCCGCTCGGCGGGATCCGGGGGAAGCCACCGGGGCGGCCGGCGGCGGCGCCTGGTGCCCGCCCTCACGTGCGCCGAGGCCTGCACCCGCAGGCGGCGGATCAGGGCGATATTGGCCATCGCCTACTTCTCCTCGCCCTCGCCCTTGGGCGGGGCCTGCGGGGGCTTTTTCCCGGTCTTGGGGGGCTTCCCCGCAGGGGGCTTGGCGCCGGGCTCCTCGCCCTCGCCATCGGGGTCTCCGGCCGGCGGGAGGCCGAATGGATCGGCCGGCGGCGGCCGGTCAAGCGGACCCTTGAGGTTGAAGCGGGCCTTGTACCTGGGATCCTCGCGCAGCTCGTCTGGGTCGAGGACGCCCGCGGCCACCAGGATGTCCACCTCCTCCGCCTCGATCTTCCGGATCTCCGCGCGCTCCTTTTCGCTGGGCTCCCATAGGGGCAGCCACTCGATCTTCCAATCCTCCGGCTCCTTGCCCCCGCATTCCTTCGAGAGGAAGGCGATGTAGCAGAGGCGCTCGTAGATGGGCTGCAGGACGTCTTGCTGTTCCTGGCGGATGCTGTCGTACCAATTGGTGAGATCGCTCTCCCCGGTGGCGTCCATGCCGGCGGGGCTCTGGCCCATGAGAAGGGTGATCGGGATGCCGCGCGATCCCGCGAGGCGCTGGGCGTACCTGTCCATCACGTCCGGGAGGCCCGTCACGGTGCTGGCCTGCTTCGAGAAGTTCTCATTCTCGGCATCGATCATGAAGGTCCGCAGGACGTGGCGGGACAGGTCAAGGAAATTGAGCCGGCTCCGCACCCGATCCTCGCCGCCCTCTATGGCGAGGTTGTCCGCGAGATCCTTCATCCCGAAGACCGCGGTCACAAAGTCCTCCACGATCACCTCGACCGACTTGGCCACCGCCCCCATGGCGCGGATGTGCTCGAAGCAGCTCTGGATCACGCTGTCGCCCCATCCCTGGTTCTCGGATCGGCTCAACTCGTCGATGGGCTGGCCGTCCATGCGGAGGACGCGCGATTCGTGCACCCGGAATGGCTTCCCGCTCTTGGGGCTCACGTTGTAGAACTGGGGCTGGCCGTACTTGGGGTTGTTCTCATCGTTGTAGAGGTCGGCGGTCGTACAGGTGACCCGGTGGCGGTCGAAGACGTGGAGGAAGTCCAGCCGCTCGATTCCCTTCTCGTTGACCGGCTGGTCCAGGCCCAGGCCGTCGGCGATGCCCATGACCCCGAGGCTCCCCCCGAACAGGAAATGCCACCGCAGCATCTCGGCTACCTTCTTGTGGATGCCGCGCTTCTCGAAGATGCCCTGGACCTTCCGGTCCTCGTCCCCGTTGAGCTCGAAGCCCCGGCGCATCATCTCCTTGACGGGCAACTCCACCACGCGCCTGGCGAAGCCATCGCCGCGGTAGAGGTCCCGCAGCTCCTGGAAGGAGAGTACCTTGCACCCCATGTACCTGGTGCTCACGGTCTTGTCCTTGCCGGCGACGCCCATGCCGGTGAGGAAGTTCACCCATCCGTCCGCCCGGCTCACGGGCGCGGGGGCGCCCGGCGCCTGGCCCAGCGTGATGCTGTCGGTGGTGGCGAGGTGCGTGCGCTTCTGTTTTCTCTTGGCCATCGCCTACTCCTTTATGCCCTGGTAGATCTTGCCCAGCTTATTGAACGCCCCGCTGCTCGCGTCCACCTGGTCCTTGTAGGCGGCCGATGGCCCGAAGGCCCGCAGCTCATCCTTGTACGGCTTGTTCCAGGGGCCCACGATCATCAGCACGTTCCCGGCCTCCACTTGCTCGCTGAACGGTTCGGCCCGGATCTCCTTGCTGGTGTTTGGGGTCTCCAGCTTGATCCGGTATCCCGCGAGATTCCTGGCGGTGTTCTCTGCGGACTCTTTTCCGCCGGAGCCGCCTTCCTTCTCCACCCAAATTATAACCGATTTGCCATCCGCTTTCGCGGTGTCCTTCATCTTGTTCTCGCGGTTCAATGCGGACCATTGCCCGCGCACCACGTCCTCGATGAGGTATCGGCCGTCCTTGAGCAGGCTCATCTTCACGCCCGCGGTGTACTTGCCTCCGCCCTGGGTGCCGGCCTTGTCCCAGTAGCGGACCGTCATCACGCGCTCAGATGGCGCGCTGTGGACCATCTCGATCCGGTCCACCGGGAACATGTCTCCGGACTTGAGGGTGGGGCGTTGCTGGAATAGGGCCGAGAAGCCGTAGGGGCTGGCCTTCTCGCGTCGGGCAAGCCGGCGCTTGCTCTTGGCGACCATTTGCTCGGCCGTGAGATCGTCCCGCCGGCCGGCCCACAGCCATGGCCACAGAATGTCCCCGTCCCCGCGGGGGTCTTCCGGGTACTTCTCCTCCGGGAAGTCCATCCGGGCGGGGAGGTTGAGGATGTGCCAGCTCTCCCCGTCCTGGTCCTCCTCGTCCAGGTCTTCCCCGTCCTCGGTGACCTTCTTGTGGTTGATGAGGCGGCCGATCAGGTCGTCCTCGTGGAACCGGGTGGCCATCACCAGGATCCCGCCGTCGCCGTCGAGGCGGTTCTCGAGATCGTCGTGGAACCACTCCCAGATCCGGTCGCGGATCACCAAGCTGTTCGCGTCCTTCCGGTGGCGCAGGGGGTCGTCCACGATGATGTAGTCGGCGCCGTATCCCGCGATGCCGCCCCCCACGCCCGCGCTCATGTAGTGCCCGCCGTGGCCGATGATCTCGAATTCGGTACTGTTCCGGAGCCAGTTTTCCTCGGTGGTGGTGGCCACGCGCTTCTCCGATAGCCGGGTGTCCGGGTAAAGCTCCTTGTACGCAGGGGATAGCATGATTCGCTGCACGTCGCGGTTCAGCTTGCTCGCGTACTTGGCCCCGTGGCTCGTGCTGATGATCTTGGCCTTGGGGTTCCGCCCGAAGATCGCGGCCGGCATGCGGCGGGAGACCAGCTCGCTCTTGCCGCTCCGGGGCGGGGCCGAAATGATAAGGCGCTTGATGCGGCCGGCGATGAAGTCGTCCAGGCGCCGGGCGATCAGGCGGTGGTGCCAATTGAGCCGGTACCCATCGTGGGTGTGAAGGGTGAATCCCGCCATGGTCCGGCGGGCGCGCTCCCTGGCCTTGGCCTCGAGGGCCAGGACGTCCCTGGGGTCAAGCGCCGTGGTAACCATAATCCCGGCCCCCGACCTGGTCCCAGATGTCCTCCTCGGTGGCCTGGATCACGTCCCGGATGGGGATCAGGGCCCCGGGCCCCTCGGTGAGGGCCACCCCCAGGCTGCCAGCCGCCCGCTGCAGCACCTCCGCCTGGGCGCCTCCCGGGCACAGGCGCCACATGGCGCGCAGCTCGTCCTCCACGGCCTGCCGGTCACCCCTCGGCATGATCCCCGGCCTCCTGGCCTTCCCCGGGCGCCTCCTGGTCGAAGGCCCATTCCCCGGGGCGGTCGTCCTCCTCCTGGGCTTCCTGCAGGATGCGCATAGCGCGGGCCGCCCTGGCCGCGATCTCCTCCGGGGTCATGGGGACGTCCTGGGTGGGGATCGGCGTGGGGTTCTCCGGGTCGCCCCCCAGCTTGAATGCCTCCCGGTACTCCGGCAGTTTGATCCGGAGGAGCCGGTCGGCCGCCCGCCAATCGCCCCGGTTCTTCGCGCGCTGGATCACCGCCAGGTTGGAAAGCTCCCACTTGGGCAGGGCCGCATCCAATGCGTCGAAAAAATCGACGTATGGCTGCTCCTCGGCGCGCTGCTTCGGTGTCAGGGTCTCCCATGCGTTGATGGCCTTGGCGCCCCGGGTCTTCCACTTGCCCACGATGCTACGGTCCATGCGGAGGAGGGGGCCCACCCGGGTTTCTGGCATGCCGGTGGTGATGGCGAGGACCACGGCCTGGTGGATCTCGGGGGTGAGCTCCGGGGGGCGGCCCCGCTTGCGCATCTCCACCACCTGGCGGGTGGCCGTGGCGATGGAGCCCTCGGCCTTGGCCTTCTGGTCCTGACCTGGGGAAGGCCGGATGGGATCCGGCTGGGGCTGGTAGTCGGCTCGGCGCTTGCGCTGGCCTCCGGGCGGGGTCGCCGGCTTGACCGGCTTCTTACCTGAGACCTTGCGGCTGGTCAAAGCTGGATTACCCCCTCCACACGAATGGTGCAGACATGGCTCTCGGCCCAGGCATCGATCCAAGAGTTAACGGCGCGCTGGACCTTCCTCTTGGCCTGGCGCCGGTTGCGGGGGGTGGGGCGCCGGCTGCGGAAGCATGCGCCAGCCTCGTCGACCGTCCGCATGAGCGATTCCACATCCTCCTGGGTGAATTGGAGATCGCCGATCTTGAGCGGCACGGCCGGTATCTCGCTGGCCCTCACTCCTTCCTCGCCTTTCCGCCTGTCGCCTTCTCCCACCGCTCGATGATCTGGTCCACGTGGAGGACGTCCTTCTCCATGAGGAAGGCCCGGCGGCCGGTCTGCTCGGCGCCCATGAGGGTGCTGCCGCTGCCCCCGAAGAGATCGAGGACCACCTGGCCGGGCTGGGTGCTGTTCTCGATGCCCCGGATGGAAAGCTCCACCGGCTTCTGGTTCGGGTGCTGCAGCTTGCTGTCCTTGGCCACGAACCAGACGGTGTCGGTGGACCCCTCGTGGGCCATGGCGAGGCGCTGGTCCATGGTGACGTGCAGCTTCCGGACCTTCTTGCCCTTGGGGGCCCTGGCCTGGACGAAGATCTGGCCGCCCTGGCCGTCGGTGAGAAGGACCCCGTTCCCGATGTGGATGGCCATCTCCCGGCCGGCGTCGCGGGACAGGACGGCTGTCCAGACGGTCTGGTGGGTCCGATCCCCGTAGAAGGCCGGGCTGGCGCCGTCCTTGGCGGCGTAGAAGCACGGCTCGTGGGCCCATTGGTAGTCGGCCCGGCCGAGCACCAGGGAATTCTTGGCCCAGATGAGGTATTGCCGCTCCACCAGGCCGGCGGCCTTCATCGCGTAGGCGAACTCCTCCCGGGTGCTGGATGCGTGCCAGATGTAGAAGGCCGCGGTGTCCTCCGCCACGCGGGCCATCTGCCGCATGGCCGGGGCCAGGAGCTTCTTGATGAGCTCGCCGTCCTTGAGATCGTCGTTCTGGATGCTCCGAAGCTCCGCGTCCGCGGCGTCGCTCTCGTATTCCACCCCGTAGGGGGGATCCGTGAAGACGCAGGCCGCCCGCTCGCCGGCCATGAGCCGGTCCACGTCCTGGGCCTTGGTGCTGTCCCCGCACATGAGGCGGTGCTTCCCGAGGAGGTAGACGTCCCCGGGGCGGGCCTTGGCCTTCGCCCGCCGGCTGGGGGTGTCGTCGGCGCCGGGCTCCGGGTCCGGAGGCGTGGGGCCGTCCTGCAGCTCGTCGAGGCGCAGCTCGGCGAACAAGGCATCATTGGCCTCCTGGATCTCGTCGAGCTGGGCCTGCAGGGCATCGGTGAAGGTTCCCGCGATGGCCTGGTTGTTCGCGGTGATATTGGCCATTCGCTGGGTCTCCCGGTCCCAATCCACAATCCGGATATGGAACCGGTGCGGCCGGATAGGCGGGTTGGCCTTGAGGTCCCCAGGGACATCGATCCAGGCCTGTTCCCCCTCGTGGTGGACGGGGAGGTCTCCGTGCCTTTTGCGCAGGCCATCCACTCGCTGGTGGCCGGCGACCAGCTCCCCCGTCCGTCGGTTGAACACGATCCCGGAAAGATCGCCGAATTTGCCCATGGAAGTCTGCAGGCCGGCCAAGGCCGCCTTGCTGATCTTCCGGGGGTTCTCCGGGTCCACCTTGAGGCCGGCGAGGGTCTTGAGGCCCACCCGCTTCGGCTGGACCTTGCCGCTTTTCGCGTCCTGGCCCCGGGCCGGAGGGTTTTTCGATGCCGCTTTTTTGCTGGTCACTTGACTCCCTGCGTGATTGAATCCGTAGTTTTTTCGACGCTCTACTGGAAAACGGGGACGCAGGTCCGGCCCAGGCCTGGGGAAATCAACCGCCCCGAC